CTCCCTTTGGCGTTCAAGCCGCCATTGGGATTCTTGCCTTCTTTGCGCTGCCACGCCGGAGACTTAGCCATAGAATATCGTCATGCTTGTAGTTGAGCCGGGTTGCGATATGTAAATGCTTGTCTCAAACAAAATACCTTCGCCGGGAATACTGTAGCCAACATCATTATTACTATTTGCAGGAAGATTAAACTGCAGTCTTATAGGGCCGCTTGCTCCACCATCACGGAAAATTATGTCACCGGCGGTACCCGAGCCTAAAAATAATATGCCTTTTAAACGGGTACGACCGTTATACATTGTGGCCGTTGTACCCGTAAAGTGTGCCGATTTAACGTCTGTTTGCATCATGATGATGCCTCCTTATTAGTCGTTTTGTTGACCAAATAACGGATCGACAACAAAGTAAGTGATGTAACCACCAACAGTGCCTGCGCCAGACGTATCAATCGTTACTGTTAAGTAACTTAAAGCTGTAGTAGCAGTAAAAGTCAGACCGGAAGTAATTACGCCAGTAGCAGATACGGTAAGGTTGTTTGCAATAGCTGCGCCTGATACGGTGCCGCTTGTGTAGCCACGAGTGCCAAGATCAACAGAACCTGTACCTGCGTCATTGATAATGACAGAAGTAATAACAGCGCCTGCTGGGAGAACTAGTGGAGTGGTAAGTTTTGTAGAGTCAACAGCAACGTTAGTTGCGGTAGCCACAGATGCGTCAGCAATGTAAAACTCTGCGACCATTAAGCCGGAGCCACAATATGCGGCGCGAGTTTGATCGCCGCCACCTGAACGCCAGATACTCTGGGTAGTAGAAACTGCCATAATAAATTGTCCTCACATGCGAGTTAAGTGCGACGATATGCATGTAACAGGCCGGGAGCCATTCGTTCGCACCGGATTTCCCGGATTTATATATTTATACCACAAAATAGGGGCCGAAGCCCCTATTTTTATTACGCAGCGCCTTGCGAACCAAACATACCCAATGGGTCTGAGAAGCCGAAAGAATAACGCTCACGAGCCTTGTAACGTACGTTACCAGTTTCAAAGTCACCGTCCATACCAGTAGTCATTTCAGTACGGATAAAGTGCTTCATACCGTTAGGTACGTCGGTTGTTAAGAACCAAGCATTCGTGTCTGTCAAGAAGTGGTTGATTACCCAACCTTCTGGGATCGAACCGTTGTTCTTCAATGCATTGATGTCATTGTCGTTAGTGCCAACACGCAGGCTGGTTTCTAACAAACGAGTCGCAACGAATTGCAATTGTGAAGGAACAACTAACTTCTTAGGACGAGCAGCAATCAACAGACCACGTTCATCAGTCCAGCCAGCGATCTGAATAACTGCGTTTTCCAACGAAGTTTCGTTCAAGTCAGCTTGAGTTGAGAATGTGTTGCTGTTGGTACCACCAGAAATCAACGGATGTGCTGTAGAGAACAATGCAACACCGTCACCACCGGCATATGTGCCAGCGGAGAAACCGTTGTTTAGAACATTGGCTGCTTTAACCTGCTTAGTGTACGCCATAGCACGAGCCAAGCCTTTGGTGTAACGAGCTGATAACGAGTCATACAAGTTATCTTCGATTGCTTCTTCAGTTAAAGAGAAGCCCAAAGCGATGGTTTCGTGGTTAAAGCGAGCAGACCATGCCTCTTGTGCGTTGTCGTAACGAATAGCAGAGCCTTCGTTTTTAACAGGTGCAGCAGAGAAGCCTGAGAGCTTGGTTTCTTCTTCAAACGAAAGCTCTGAGTGTTCGGTTTCGTAGATTTCCTTGTGCTCTTCGCCGTAACGTGCATACTCCAGACCAAACAATGCGTTCAGGCCGGGGAGCAGCTCTTTCAATAGTTGTGCGCGTGAAATAGCCATGATTTAAGCTCCTTATGCCAAGCCGGTGGCGTTGTAGTACGAGTGGTATCCGAAATTAAACTTAGCAACAACTTCAGGATAAACGAGAACGTTGCTGCTGTTAAGAAAACCTGTTTCATTAACTACATCAACAATACGCAACGCTGCAAGTGCAGCAGGATCAGCAGGTGATGTAGCAGCTAGTCTTGAGTTACCGGTGTTTGCATTACCAGCATTCAAAACAAGTGCCAAATTACCGCCAACGTACGCTTGAGTAACAGGTACAGGAACTAAGCCTGTGCCGTCAGCAGTGTCGCCGCAAACAACAACTTTGAACAGTGCATCAGGATCATCGACAACATAAGCCAGTGCATCAGTTACGCCAGAAGCGAAACCGGGCCAATATTGAGCAAATACCTTTTGTCTAGTTGTTGGGTTTGTGTAGGAACAACCTACAAAAACGCCGACAACGCCTGCAACAGCGGAAGTTTGCGCAGCCAGTGTGGATTTGATTATTGTGCCGTTTGTACTGATTTGTACAACGTCGCCGTTATAAAGCGCGGTGTTGTAGTTAACCGTAGCATTAGCCGCAGTAATCGGAAGCTCACGAGTCTGACCAGCAAACTGTTGACCACCAATCAAATTGATTGGCTGTAGCCCGTAGGGGGCTGATACAGTAGGAAAAGCCATGTTTTACTCCAAAAAAAATTTTTACTTCGAACCTTTGCCAAACCTAGTCTCGGATGAACTTTCTTTAAAGAGAGGCATACGAGCATCGCTTTGACGCATTAGACTGTTATCAACAGACTCCATTTGTCGTTCGGCTTGATTTCGGTAGTACGCATTACGAGCTTCTACACGTTCTTCAAGCTGTTTGCACAATAAAAGACCGCCAACTTCAACATTCCCGTTCTCGGTACCTACCAACATTAGTTCTGGGTGATCTACAGCTTTCACTGGCTCCCAGCCCTCACGGAATGCTTTAGCTACGTTTTGTGGGACACCTTGCCCATTAACGGCTGTTGCAATCCATCTAAACTTATAGCCCGGCTCCGGTGTAGGATCAGGTAAGTTAGATGCGGGTTTGTACTCGTATCTAGCGGTTTTTTCGCGTGTTTGTACATCACGTGGGTCACGATTAGCCATTTCTTTTCTCCTGTTTAGCTACTTCATTAGCATACTGTTGTGGGGTTAAACCAAATTTCTTTGCGATTGCATACTGACTTGGGGTAAGCGTAATCTTTTGCTTACCTGTCGAACGGGACGCAGGCGCAACCACAGAAGCAGGCTTTCTAGCTACGGGAGTATCAGAATCTGACTTAGTCGCGTCGTTTCCGCCAAACAATTCGGGGAACGTCGATTTCATGCGCTCGTCTATTCGAGCGAAATATTCGTCACTGCGCGGGTCGGTGCCCGTATTGACTAGCTTGTGATGCAGCCCTAGTGCGTAGCTGGTGTATTCTTCAAACCCCGGTTGACCGTACCACTGGTTTTTAGCCTGCCAGCGCAGGGACTTCTCGTCCGGTTGAACCTGTTGAGGTTGAGTTTGTGGTAGTTGTACCTCATTTTCTTCTTCTTGTAAAGGGGTAGGCTTATAATTCTTTACTTGAAGTAAACGCATCTTGGCTTCAGTAAACTCTTCTGAAGCAGAAATAATAGCGTCTGTGTCAAAAGACTCCTGCGCATCTTTGTACTTGCGACGTGCGGCTTCGAGCTGTGCTTCAGCTTCACGTGTGGCAGTACCAATAAACGCTTCTTGTCCAACATTGACGGTCTGCTTGAGTTTTTTGTTCTCATCAGCCAGATACCGAGCAACTTTCTCCAATTCCTGACGCTCGCGCATCAGTTCTTCTTTGCGGCGGCGCTCATCATGACGCGCATGGGTCAATTCCTTGATCCGTGCCTGTACTTTGTCAGAATAGCCTTCAATTTCGTCGTCGGTCGGGTCGTCAACTTCTTTGTCTAACGGTTTACGGTTCCGATCTCTGACAGGGGTATCGTCAATAATCTCAACTTCAACCTCATCGCCAGCATCTTCGACGGAATTGTCCTCTTGTTCGGGAGTTCCGTTGTTTTCCATCTCATCTGGAAACTTGTACTCATCATTTGGTGGCATAGTTATTCCTTAGAAAGCACGGGTTATACCGCGTGGGTCATCAACAACGGCATCAATTTGATCGTCGTTTAATAGACGGAATTCTTTGCCGTAGATTTTAAAACGCGTACCAGAATACGTACGAACTAAAACGAAGTCGCCCGGCTTACACCAAGGACCCGATGGGTATTTCTCTTTGTCTGCGTAAGCTTCAGGACCAACATCGAGCACAAACAACACAGTGGTGCCGTGTTCTTCTGCTTTCATTAACGTATCTGCTTTGGCAATACTAGTGCCATCAAACTTATCTGACACATCCGGTACACCACACAATATCTTCCAGCCCGTAGGTTTAGGAAGCATGCGTCCACGTTCTTCAATAGGGACTTGATCGCTGGGTGCGTCTATTTGTTGGATTGGCGCGGGCATTGTTATTCCCGGTGGTAAGAGCAGGTCGCTCATCTTCTTCCTCATCTTTCTGTTGTGCTTCTACAAGGTCTAGTAAGTGTCGCTCTGCTAAGGCAAGACCTTGAATAATCCCGCAGAGTTTTTGGTAAGTCGCATAGTCCGTACAGATGCCGTTAGCCATATCATCTGTAAAGGCGTTCATGTCTTTGCGTAATTTGTCGCGCAGTACGCTCTGAAAGTTGTCC